ATAAAATAATCTGTATTGTGACTTACTTCTTAGTACAGCACTTGTGACATCTAAATTATCTATATTAGCAGCTATGCTTTTAATAGTAGGCTGGATAGGTCTACTTACAGTCCCTAACTCAACGTCACCAATTCGTACCGTACCTGCAACAGTTCTTAACCCATCAGGGCTTAGGAACAACAAGTCACCTGCAATTTCCTGAATACTCTGTGCATCCATGCAACCTACGTTTTTTGTAACCGGCTGCACTACAATTGAGTTAGAATCATTTATGTTAAGCAGCTTAAATATACTGTTTCTACAAAAAATAATTAAGTCATCACGAAAACTGGCTAGTCCTACTACCTGATCTTCTAAAACAATTGATCCTGCACCAGCTCCTGAGAAGTTATCAGGGTCGTTAGTATGGCTATAATAAATAGTGTTAGAAGCTGTACCAGCACCGGCAACTACAAAATGCTTGTCGTGTATAGTACCTACTGCTGGAGCAACGCTGCCTGATACTGTAATCTCACCTGCAAAAAAAGTTCTTGTGTTTAGATTACCCGTACCTTCCATTCTAAAAAAGTAAGGTTTATTAACGCCGTCACATATAAGAATTTCACCGTAATCAGAAAGACCTTCAAAGAATGAAAAGTTAGTCTGCTTTTGATTAGTACGTGCTAAATCTGAACGACCTGTAAAAGTAGAATAGTTGTCGCCGCTGCTGTGTACGCTAGATTTTGATATTGAAATCCATGAAGTACCGTCTTGACTGAAAAATATACCGGTGCCTGAGCAAACTATTACTCCGTCTGCGTATCCTCTAATACCTAATACTTTATTAGATCCGTTAGGTTTAGCGGCTGAATCACCACCAAATACACTAAAACCGTTAATTCGTCTGTAGCCGCCGTCAGTATCTACCTCAAAGTTTGTAAGCTTAGAAGCAATTCCGGGCTGACCAAGCATCTCAAGCTGGTTAAGACTGGTATATAATCCACCTTTAGCTGATAGACCAAACGGCTGTGACATTAAATAAACCTCGTTCGGTCATCTTTAAATTCACCGGGGCCGGGACTAATAAGATTTAACTTCATAAGTCTCAAGCCGCGCTTATAATCTTCAAGTGCAAATGCAGAGAACTGAGGGCTTTCTTTAAATTGATATACGTAATACCTAGCCCTATTTAAAAGAACAGGTTTATAAGTATTAGGAAATACTACCTCATCCCCAAAATTAGATAACTCTGTAGGCAAAGAATAAGCGTAAAACCAAATACGATATACTTTATCAGGGATGTTACTTAGCCCAAACTTACGGTTGTCAGGACTTTTAATAACTCTGTCAGGTACGCCGTACTGTTGTGTATCTGCATCGTCTAGGTTTTCTGGGATACGTCTGTAGTCTTTCCACGCCTCTGTAGTAGTAAAGCGTAGGTTACGTGCAGTGTAAGGAGCAGTCTCGCCGTCTACACCTACAGTCGTTAAGTAAAAGTTATCCCAGTCTATGTAGCCGTAGTCAGTAGTTAAAGAACTGCTCGTAGGTTTTAAGGTGTACCAACGCTGTCCTACTACTGTTTCTACATACGCATTACCGTACATAGGATCAGTTTCACCACTTAAATTAACTGCAAGAAAAGGCCATTGCGGTTCCTCATTAACAATATCTAAGTAAGCTCTGTTCAAGGCATCTTTTACGTGCTGTTGAATACCGACAGCGGAAGCAAAGCTAGAACTTGTAAGCTCTACTTCGTTCATCTCTCTAAGAAGTTCGTTAGCCAAATTTAAGAAAGTAGCCATTAATGTGCCTTTTTAATTGGAAAATCGACCGATTTACTTGCGCCTTTGTGAGGTTTAAAACCATCTTTAGGATCTTTCATAAGCTTAGAAGACTTACCTTCTTTCATCCAATGGTATCCTTTAGGGGCGGCTACTTTCATCAGTAAGTTACGCTTTTATTCTTACCGGCCGTTGCGCTACAAGCCTTTTCCATAGCAGCAATATCAGCTTTACCGCCCATAGCTTTACCACCATGAGCATAACCACCACGGGGTTCAGCCATTTTCTTTTTCATTTGACCTTGCATTTTATCTGTCATGCTATAACCGCCCATCATGTACTTATCTTTCATTATTCCTGCTCCATGCTAAAAGTTTTAGAGTTCTCCCTAGCTATTTCTAATTCTGTCTTATTGCCAAAGATACGATTATAGTTTTCCTGATACTTGTCTTTATCAAAACCCTTACGAAAACGACTATCCTTAGATACAATCGCTTTCCTAAACATTACTGGATTATCGTTATTACCTATTTGCGGCATGTTTAATTCCTTATAAAAGATTGGGGGCTTTTACACCCCCGCTCCTATTAGTCGATTCCGTAGAAAGCTGAAACCATAGCATCTGGTCGCAGTACTTTAGCGCCGTATACGTGAAGACCACGCACAATATCACCAAAGCTATCTGGGTCACGAATTACTTCCGTGCTGGTAATCGTCTGAGCCGTAGCTGTAGAAGACATGTGACCAGCAAGACATTGACCTGCAGCGTTAGTTGTTGCAGCAATGTTGTTAGTCTTATACATGTCAAAACCACGAAGCTTACCAGAGCTTACCAAGCCATTACGGATGGAACCCTGACCAGCGTTGTAGTCAACTGACAAGAGCTTAGAAGAACTTTGTACAAGGACTTCATAAAACTCTGGATTAGCCAAGAACCAGCGACCTTCTTCAGGAACATTAGCTTCGTCAAGGAGACGGGCCATGTGAGAAAGAACGTCAATAGGATCATGCTCGCCTGAAGCGAAACCGATGTCCAAGTTACCAGTACCGTCAAAAGTACCGCCAGCAAGGTCAGTTGCGCTATCAGAACCAAGGATGTGGTTCGGGCTTGCAGCAGAAACACCTGCGATCATTTTAGCAATTACGCCTTCGTCAAAAGCATCACGCAAAGCGTAAGCTGCAGAAGAGGTTGCTACATCGCGGAAGTTTACATGCGACATGTTTGTTTCAATATCATCAACAATGAACTTAAATGCGTTAGCAGTATCAACTACCAAAGTAACTTCTTGGTCGGTTAATTTAGTCTGCGTTACATCTGCACCACGCTCATACTGATAAACAGTAATGGTAGGTTCTTTAATGATCCGTACCGTATCGCCAAAGCTAGAGATCTCACCAGCATAGTCAGTGTTCGTAATAGCTTCCGCTACCGAAGACTTCCTAAAGAAGTTAAGTACCTGCTTGGAATATACTTTGGGTAGGAAAAACGAGTTCGTTTGACCTGATACTGAATTACCAAAGTTACCGTTGGTGTCTGTAGACTGTTCAAAAAATTGGTCTGATTGGTTATAAGCCATATTATATTACTCCTAAGTAGAAAAGATTATCCTCTACGAACCCTTCCCTCTTCCATTGCAAGCTTGATTTCATCTTCAACCCTGTCAAATTGGTCTAGGGACATTTTCGCAATTTCACTTTCTGTCCAAATCTTAGCTTCTTTAGCATCTACATTGGTTGTTTTAGTAGATACCATGTCTGCTGCAGAACCTCCCTGCTGACGATTTGAACGTCTTTTTTGAGTACCACGTCCTTTCCCAGTTTCTAACTTATAAAGATCTAACGCTTTAACGGCTAAAGTAACATTATTAGGATTATTATAAATCCAGTCTTGTATTTGCTCAGGCTGCTCCTGCGCCCACTCATGAAAGTTATCGTCTCCTCTGATGTTATCAAAGTCAGGATGTCTTTCTTTAAGAGCCGTTTCAGCTTCTCGCGCTGCAATTTCTGCTTCTCGTTGTTCAATAACAGAAAGCTTAGACCGCAGTGCTTCTACTTCGTGCTGACTCCTCATGTGAGCTACAGTTTCTACTGTATCATACAGATCAGGGTATTCTTCTCGAAAACGATCTAAGTCCTCTTGAGACTTAGGAGCTTGATATTGGGGTTCGGCTTCTCTAGCCTGTTCCCTTAGTTCTTGCTCTGTTCGTTTAAATTCAGAAAGCTTTTGATCATAATGTTTCTTTAAATCATCATA